CTTATTCAGATGTAATGAGTAGAATTAGCGAACATAGTTCGCCAGATGAGCATATATTCGATACAGCCATGAGAATAATAGATAAATTTGAAAATGAAACGAACACACACAACAAGTAAATTTGCTTATGGATCTGGAGTACATTGTTGGGTAATTAGAACCTCCTGGATAGCTTATTTAATTACTAAACCTAATTGGTGGTGGCGGATTGAATTTATGTATTTTAGACAGGTATGGAGAGAATAATGGATATAGGAGGATAGTATGGAAGATGATTTAGAAAAAGCTGATGGTGAAGCGCAAATGATTGCAGAATCTTTTGGATTAGTTGATAAAAAAGACATGCCAGCTTTATCCAAAATATATGAAGCATTTCAAGAAATCAGTGAAAAACATGTAGACTCAGCTTATGGGTCGGAAGGCGCTGATTATTGGGCGACTATCAATGATAGGGAATATTTTATAACCGTGACCCCCTCAAACAAACAGAAAAAAGACGAGAGCCATTAGTGAGGATTAATAATGGGAATGGATAACATAAGATGAGAGTTTTAATAGGATGTGAGGAAAGCCAGGTAGTGTGTAAAGCCTTCCGTGAGAAAGGACATGAGGCTTATTCCTGTGACATACAAGAATGTTCAGGTGGGAAACCGGAATGGCATATTAAGGGTGATGTATTGGATAATCTGGAAGGATGGGATTTAGGTATATTTCACCCCGATTGTACTTATCTGACTAATGCAGGCAATAAATGGTTGTTTGTAGATTCATCAAAATCTACAGTATCAGAAAGACTTGTTTTACGAGACAAGGCAATAGAGTTTTTTCTTAAATTAAAAAATGCGCCCATAGAAAAGATAGCCATAGAGAATCCACAGCCTCATCCTTATGTTATAGAGAGGGTGGGTAGATTTACAGATAAAGTACAGCCCTGGATGTTTGGTGATCCAGAGACAAAAGGTGTGTGTTTGTGGTTGAAAAACCTCCCTCCTTTGATGTCTACTATTATCGAGAGTAAACGGGAAGATTTGAAACATCGACTACCGCCAGGGCCTGAAAGAGCAAAACTAAGAAGCAAGTTCTTTCCTAATATGGCGGAAGCAATGGCAGATCAGTGGGGATAACCATGTTATTACGGGTTACATTATCAGGTTATTACCGCTATATACGGTTATTTAATGACCGTCAAATAGAGGGTTCGTATATATTTCAATCGCTTATCATGTTTTCATTTACAGGTTATTTATGAGTCTGAACAACATAAAGAAACGCATTAACCAAAGACGTAAGGAAGCCTGGGACTCTTTAACAAAAGAAGAACAGTCTTTAATGAAACAGGAGGGGTTAACATGGCAGATGCCTTACCGACAAGACTTTATAGTAGTGGGGACAACGTTATGGGATCAAATACAGGTGGTAAAAAAATTAAAGGGCATGTTATAACCAAAAGCATGAACATGACTTTAGGTAAGGTTATTGATGCCACTCATGAGAAAGGATTGTTTTGTAACGATATTGGCGCAAGAAGTATGATGGCGCTTATTAATTTAGACCTTATCAACTTTAACAAAAGAGACAATAGGTATGTATTATCTACACCCAGAGGAAGGCATACGTATCGTAGATCCACCAGAAAAAGCCCCACTTACTTAACAGATCATGATGTTGAATTAATGAAAGCACTAGAAAAGGAATCACTTTCATACGAGGAAATAGCTGATAAATTTGATATCCATAAAAGAACAGCCAGGAAGAAATGTTGTGGTAAATAAAATATGTTTAAAATGTGGGGTACGTAAGCATATTAACTCCTTCAAAAAAGGCAAGAGACATTGTAATACTTGTTTAGATTTAGAGAAGATAGACTACAGTTTATTATACAAACCTTGGACAAAGGGCGCTATACAAAGACATTACTTTGCTAATAAGGTGAAATATGAGTAAATATAGTGAATGGGTTGACCTAATTCCCGGTAAAGATGGGTTCTGGAAAGAAGAAACAAGAGAAGTATATGAGGATGCAATGGAAAATCTTGTTAGTTTAGGTATGGCAGAAGTCGAGGCGTATGATTTTTTATTCCATTTGTATCATGTAACTGGTGGGGAATTTGGCGAATAACAGGATATAGGGAGGGATGTGATGGAAGTTTATGTGACATTTGAAAAAGATGGGCATGGCGGAGAACAAATAGAAAAAGTCTTTGCCCATGAAGCTATTGCTCAAGATTATATAATTGAAACAAGACTCAGCCGCCGTTCAGCATACAAAGATTTTGCGAAGCACCAGCTTGAAGAATTAACGCTTGAATATATAGAAACCCACAAGATAGTGGATAGAGCATAATAAATGAAAGGCTCTTATAAAATAGTTACTGAGAAGGACAGACAAGACCTTCTCCAAAGGATAAGTCACGCCTCTCTGGAAAGGCCGTGGAGAGTAACGGTAGAGTTTTACAAGAAGAAACGTTCAATAGACCAGAACGATTTATTCCATGTCTTAATGAGAGAGGTCAGTCAAAAGTATGCAGAGCATTATGGTGAATTTATTACACCTACTTTCTTTAAAAAGTTCTTTAAGGAAATGTTTTTAGGGCAGGAAGTAGCTATAATTAGTGGTAAACAAGTAGCTGTAACACGAAGCACTAGCGATTTAAACGTACAGGAAATGTCCGATCTAATTGAACAGGTCTATATGTACGCATCTACCGAATGGAGCATCGTATTAGGAAATAGAGATGGAAGCTAACCAGATAACATCAGCTAGATATATACTTGATTGGTTAAAAAGAGATCATGGTTCAATTTCTAACAAAGTTTTATCTGATATGTGTGATGAAATTATCGAGCTTGGTGTCGCATTGCAGACTTTGGTCGATTTGAAAAACCATAAAGATAAACACGGAAAAGATGAGTATTATTTTAAGCAACAACCTATAGCATGGGAAAGAGCAAAGGAAATATTAAATCAAGATAAGAAACCTGATGACCCTGATGACAATCAAGCTACCGAAGACACGCTAGGATAGTAGGTACAGTGAAAGCTAAAGCGGTTAAAATAATACAGTAGGAGGATATATGGGTGTAAATGTGATAGTTAAATATGAGACGGAAGGTAAAAATGCTATGGATATAAGGACATTGTTTTGCCAAGTTGCGAGCACTGCGCCAGATAATCAAAATCCATTAGAGAAAACAAATTTCAATGAATTGCTTTCAGAAATAGTTCAGTCTGCGTTTGATGCGGGGCGTTATTATGAAAAGGAAAACTAACATAAAGCATTGAGTTAGAGATAACATTAGGAGAGAGAAATGTATGCCAGCCCATTAGCAATAAATCAGGGTACAATATGTAGTGGTTTTATTGACGGTGAAACAAGGTGTAAGCATGGTCATATACAAACCCCTAGATGCAATCCTTCTGTAAGTCCGTTTAGTCATGAATGGTCTCCAAAGAAAGGGCCAGTATGTGTAATCGGAGATGAAATACAAGACAGGCATTTTCATAGAACTGGAGGATAAGAGATGATTGAGTATGAAAGATCAGTACCAGACTGGCGATTCAGTGCTAGTGATTCTCCATTTATGGAAGGCAGCTTGAATATAAAATTAGCGTTTTCTAATATATCATCAAGTCTAAATAAAATACCGCGTCCTGCATGGCATAGACAGATTGTATACCAGAGATTAATGAGACAGATACATGCTTAAACAACCCATATTCAAAAGTAAGAAATTAACAAATTCCGCCAGAGACCAGGATTGTATTCGCTGTGGAAAGGATGGAGAGACTAGAGCTTGTCATTATAATGGGCAACGTCAGCATCAGTATGGCAAGGGCAGAGGGATAAAATGTAGTGATCTCATGACAGCAGAATTTTGCCATACTTGTGATCAAGAATTCTCAGAAGGCTCCCAAGAATGGCTACATCCAGACGAAAGGGATGCTGAGTTTTTCCATTGGATAAACCTAACTAATATCAGACGTATAGCTAATGGAGTGTTACGTGGCGACTAGCCCTACAACATTAAGCCTCAAGAACATGAGAGAGCGTGGGTACTTGTCTGCGGTGGTAGAGAAGTGGAACCCACACGCCAAAATCAGACAAGACTTGTATGGGATTATTGACTTAGTGGGGGTTGGTGATGGGACTTTAGCAGTACAATCAACTAGTGATAACGGTGGGAATGTGGCGAAACGAATAACAAAGATAAGAGAATCAGAGAATACTAATATTATCTTGGATGCTGGCTGGAAAATAGAAGTACATGGCTGGAAGAAGGTTAAGAACAGATGGCAAGTCAGGATTGTAGAGATTACCCCGATTGAGGAGGGATGATATGTGGATATAGATTGTGAACATAAGAAATTGATGTTTGGCTCAGGCGACTATTATATATTCTGTGAAGAATGCCATAAAAGCTGGATCATGGAAGATGATCATAAAAACAATGTCGGGTTGATATCGCAGCATTTATCTGGTGAATTTAGAGAAAAGATAGGTTCTGGCAGAGAGATTGAGGACAAATAATGGATAGACTCTATACGAGATTGGAGGGGTTATGACAGAACAAGAATATTGTAATGTTAGTGATTTGGTAATACTTAGAAATATGAAAGATATGCTGAGAGCCTTGAATTGTTTTGATAATCCTAATAAATCTAGGCGCATGAGTATTTCTGAAAACATTAATTTAATGATCGATGATGTTAATAAAGACATTGATATAGATTAAAAGATTTATTGAGGAGGGATGATATGTGGATATATACGGACACGGAAATGCCCGAAGAAGGAGCTTGGGTAATATTCGCAAGTGATAAAAAAGGTATCGCCGTGGGGTATTATGCTGATGAGTGGGTGTGCTTTACCCCTTTGAGACCGCTAGGGAAAATAATTAAGTGGCAACCTCTACCAGATTTTGAGGATAAATAATGGATAGACTCTACAAGAGCCATTTCGGTGATCCAGCCAAGCACCACGAGATCCAGGATGATTACAATGTAGGCTGTAGAGGGTGCCTATCTAACAATCAGACTACTATTACAGTAGGACCGAACCGTACCAGACAAAGATGGGTGTGCGACATGAAACAAGTTTGTTATCCGAATGGTGGGAAGGACTTATGTATGTGGTGGAGGAAGTGACTAATCCTATCCGGCTATTGGCTATGCAAGTTGAGAAGTCAGGGAATATGGAACCCTCCTCTCCCTCAATAAACGAGATAGACCAAGCCATCGCCTCTGGTATGTGTTCAGGGATGCCCCGCCACTGGTATCTTTCAGCAAGGCTTAAATGGTGCCTAGACACATCAGTCAGGAATGAGCTTGAACAACGGCTTATGAAAGAGGCTATCTGGCTATCTAAAAATGAAAAGTGGAGAGTCCCTAAAGGTAGGAATTATATAGAAAAAATGGTAATATTAAGCATGGATGAGACATTAGATCCACGCAGTTACAAGCCAGCCTGGGTGAAATCCCAAGTCTTGGGGATGGACGATTCCAGGTTCTCAAGGGTCTGGTCTGAACGGTATGAGGGCGTGTTTTCCTATATCCGAGACTGGTCAGATTGCGCTATTGATTACCTGAAAAAGAAGCAGCGAAGATGACATATTGCGAAAGATGGCCGATTACACATACTCAATATAAATGTTTAACCACAGGATGTAGAAAATTTCGACCACGAGGTCAGAAATATTGTGAAGATCACCGACATTTAGCCATCCTTGATGAAATCAATAAATTAAGTGACATAAAAGAGCCTAAAGAAGAAAAACATTTTGGCTGTTGGATATATTTTGTAGAGGCTAAAGGAACAAAATTAATAAAAATTGGTAGGACGGCCTCGTTGAAGGAACGCATGTGTGCGTTAAATACATCCTCGCCTGTAGAATTGAACACAATAGCCTTATTGAAGGCCACACCTTCTCTTGAGACAGATTTGCATGAATATTTCGACTTTTGCAGGAAAAGAGGCGAATGGTTTGAAATATGTACTGATCTTCAGGAAGTCATTGATTTAGCTAAGAAAAATAAACTACCAGAAATCAAAGAAAAGATACGCCAGAAAATTGACAAAGCGCAATGAATAACCTACTCTAAACGTAGGATGGGGTTTTGCCCCTACAGAATTTGCGCGGCGTGGAAAGCTTCAAGACACGCACCTTTAACCTAGTTTACTAGATTCAGGATGCCTTATTAGGCAAGTCACAGTAGCGCGTGACCGCAAATAACACCGCTTAGGCGGAAGGGAATACCGAGAGGTAGCCCAAAATCCTAGCTGCCAGAGCAGTTAGTTGCATCCAGTAACCGGGGGCTGATAGACAATTCCTCGGTATTAACAACACCCCTTACGCCTCTGACAAGTATGTATAAATCTGAACCCAGTATGCGTTCAGTAGGTTATATATTAAGCGCACCATGAGGGGTTACTTGAACAATAAGCAAAACCATCCATTTAGCCCTGCTTGCAGGGTATTTTTTTACGCCACCCCCAGTAATCCTCTCTCAACAACCCTGTACGGGTTGATACTACCTTAGACTGGTGGGTGGCTCCTTATAGGTGAAAAATGCTCCAAACTCTCATAGACGAGATAACAAACGATCCTCTCACAAAGGGGTACGCAGGGATGACAGATCAAGAGGTTGTGGATTCGCTCAACGCTTCAAACAGATCTCTCCCTACTCCTCCGGTCAATGGTGGGCAATTAATGGAGAATATTGACTCTAGTGAGTTTGCTAGTTTAACTCCATCAAACGTGTCTAATCTACAAATCTTAGTAACGGCAGCTCAAGGTGGATTAGATCTGAACAACGCAAACGTCTTTCAGGACATTGAAGACATCTTTTCACCTGGATCTGCTAGTCATAACTCGATCTCAGCCTTAAAAAGTTTCTCAGGGTCAAGAGCGCAAGAACTCAAACTTCCCAAAGTTAAATTAGGTCATGTTGAGGAGGCTAGATAGTGGCAAATTATTTCGGTAAGCCCATGTGTTTTATGCATAGTTCAAACCATAGGGGTAATTAAATTGGCAAACGAAGTCCTTATAAAAGACGGCACAGCGAAAGTTTGGGCTGATACTACGGATTACTCCTCGACAGTTTCAGGCCTTTCAAGAACCCATCAAATCGATCTTACAAGTGTATCAGCAGCCGCCTCAAGGCAAGGTGCTAAAGCTGACTTAGGAGCAACGAGAGCAAGACAGTTCGCGGTTTTGGTTGGAATAGAGATCGCCGCAAGTGCCGCTAGTGATGAATTGATTAGCATTTATTGGGCGGCAAGCCCTTCAACCACAGCAGGTAATGCAAACCCTGGCGGTACGAGTGGTGCAGATGCAGCTTATACAGGCACTTCAGGTGATTCATTAGCAGACTCTTTAAAACAACTAGAATTTATCGGAAGTCTTGTCACCACTGCGGACAATACAACGACTGTTCAATATGGGCAGGTAGGGATTTTAACTGACATTCCTAGATATGGGATGCCTGTTGTTGTGAATAATTCTACAGGCGCATTAATGACTGATGCTGTTGAAATGTTTATCGCTTTATTGCCGTTAATAGACGAAGTTCAATAATGGCTCGTTTGTTTGATGACGCTTCAAGTCAATACCTGGAGATATCAAAAGCAATAGTTAGTAGTTACCCTTTAACAATGGCTTGTTGGTTCAATTCTAACGATCTAACCACTGGCCAGACATTAATATGTATAGGTGATACAGCAACAGATGCTAATTTTTTCCGGCTCACAGCACAAGGTAATGCTGCTGGAGACCCGTTAAGAGCACAATCCTCATCACCGACCGCAAACCGCTTTTGGGATACAACAACAGGGTATAGTGCAAATACATTGCATCATGCGGCGGCAGTTTTTACCTCCGCCTCAAGTCTACAAAGCTTTATAGACGGTGATGGATCTGGCGCTTATGGGTCTTCTGCAAATCCTACTCCAACAGGCTTAGATACTACATCTATTGGGAGACGAGGTGTTCTAACCCCGATCCAGTATATGTCAGGACATATCGCAGAGGCAGGTATTTGGAATGTTGCTTTAACTCAGGCTGAAATTGATTTATTAGCTGCCGGTCATCCTCCGTCCGATATTCGCCCAAGTAATTTAGTTGATCATTGGTTATCGGAAGAAAGCTCAAATCCCGAAAAAGGTTTAATAAATAGTAATAATATGTCTGTTATAGGGGCTATTCGATCCAACCACCCCAGAATAATAAGACCTACTGCTCAAATAATAAGTTTCCCTACAGCGGCAGCACCAGCAGGAAGAATAATGAGCAGTTTAGCAAATCATGGTGGTTTAGCGGGTAAAGGTGGTTTGGCCGGGCAGGGGGGAGGACTTGCATCCTAAGGCAACCATGTTATGCCATTAATAACATCACGTATTGTTCTAGGAGCTACACCGAATTTTATAGCTAATTGGTTTGGTGTCATTATAGAGTTAGTTCTTATAAATTCTGCGGCTTCTTCAGTGAGCTTTACATTACGATGACCTATTCGTCTTTCGGTTCTGGATATAGAAAAAACAACATGTTTTGGTCTGCGTTGATTATTTGCTTGCTGTTTGTAAGTAGCCCAACGGCAGTTTTCAGGAGAATAATTACCGTTATTATCAATTCTGTCTATGGTCAGTCCATCAGGACGTACGCCCATATCGGCGTAGAAATTTTCAAAGGAATCCCAACGCTTACATACAGATATACCTCTGCCGCCATAATGTTTCCATCTTCTATTATTAGGATTATTACAGCGATCTCTAAGTCCTTCCCAAGAGGCGTATGTTTTAGTTTTGGACATTCCATGAGTTATACCGCTGGGGTCAGTTTTCATGATGCAACCACAACTACGACTTACTTTTTGCCTAAGACTTTTTCCAAGCACATGCTTTGTAATGCCGCAATCACATTGACAGAGCCATCTAGCATCACCTCTTGGCCCATTTTTAGCACGATGAATAACAGTCCATCTATCAAATTTATACCCTGTAATATCAATAAATCTCTGCATTTTATGACCCTCCATCCAATGTCCATACAAAGTATACCACAATAATGAGAGATATTATACTAGCGGATACAGTTTATATCGCCTTCACGACTCGCGCATTTGCCACTGGTATTCCAACGGCATTAGCCGGAACTCCTGTTGTTTCCGCTTATGAAGACGCTGGACTTACTCAAATAACCGCAGGGATTACGCTCGGAGTAGACCATGATTCCGTCACCGGGCTTAACATGCTTACTATCGTTGCTACAGGGGCGAATGGGTACGAAAGTGGTAAAGACTATCAACTTGTAATAACTACAGGAACAGTAGGAGGGGTCTCGGTAGTTGGGGAGGTTGTAGGCCAGTTTACTATTGACAATACAGCTAAGGCTGTTTGGGATAGAGTCTTAACTGGTGCTACACATAATATAGCGACAAGTGCAGGGCGTAGACTGAGGGGTATTCAAGAATTCCAGGGTTATGAGAATGGCGCTATCTGGATCGATACTGTTAACGGTACGGCAGGGACGACAGACTACGAAAACGGCACAGTTGAGAACCCAGTAGACTCGATAGCTGATGCTAATACGATTGCCTCAAGTCTGGGTATTTCACGTTTTGAAGTAGCCCCTGGATCAACTATTACCCTAGCAGCAGCACAGGTAAGCCAGATATTTGATGGGCATGGCTGGATTCTTGCGCTTGGTGGGCAGAATATATCAAATACTCTATTTCACGGTGCTGATGTAACAGGTACAGGAACCACCGCGACAGGAGAGTGTGAAATATCCCACAGCCATATAGGTAACGTGACCGTCGGGGAGTGTCATTTTGACGACTGTGGTATTTCTGGAACAGTAACCGCAGGCGCAGCGGGCGACTATACCTTTAGCCATTGTTATTCCGAGGTAGCAGGTAATGGATCGTGGACATTCGACTTCGTAGGCTCTGGCGGGAACATTGGCCTAAGCCTTAGAGACCATTCTGGCGGAGTCACAATAAACAATAAAGATGGTGGCACCGACACTGACACCATGACAATAGAGGGAGACGGCCAGTTAATTGTCGCAGCTTCAAGTAGTGGCGCTATTTCAAGAAGGGGTAATTTCAAAATAACAAACACAGGTGGGGCTACTCTCACTAATGACGACAACACCGCTAACATAGCTTTAACAGTAGAAGACACTAACGAACTACAAACAGACTGGGCGAATGGAGGAAGGTTAGACACTATACTAGACGGCGCAAGCACTCACAGCGCCGCAGATGTGTGGACTGCCGCAGGCAGGACTTTGACTGATGGTATTCAGAAGAACGCAACATTCAGTAACTTTGAGTTTTTGATGGTAGACTCTACAGATCACGTAACGCCCAAGACAGGCTTAACAGTAACAGGTCAACGATCAATAGACGGAGCTGCGTTTGCGTCCGTATCAGGCTCAATAGCAGAAGTCTCAAATGGTATCTATCAGTTTGACGCGGTAGCAGCAGATACAAATGGAGATGTAATAACCTGGCGCTTCTCAAGTGCAGGGGCAGATGATCGATTTGTAACAATTACTACCCAGTGATTTGTATAGACTGCCAAGAAGACAAGACAGATTTTAACCCTGATTACCGCCGTAAAACCAGATTAAAACTCTACTGTACAGACTGTGAAGAAAAAAGACGTGAGTACACAATTAATGACGATGACTCTCACGATAAACGAGAGATAAAACGCCTAGAAAGACGGATAACCGAGTTAGAGCTTCTCATCTCTGGCTAGCTTTTCTAACACAGCCAGGTATAAATAATTAGCCTTAGTCCTTGTCTGTTTACTGGCTTGTTTAACGACTCTCTCGACTTCTTCGGGGGAAAGCTTAAGGGGTTGCTGTGTTTTCATGCTTGAGCCTCTAAGGTTGTTAATTCAAGTAATTGGAACACTACCTGACCATTTAAAGTTACAGTGTATTCTTTAAGACAAGAAGCCAGACGCATCATATCGTTATAATCTGATGTCTTGATAAGCGCCTGACCCCATGAAGTGAATAGCTGGTACATTATATCCACTCCTGCTTTAGGGCATAGCCGCCATTAGAATCAAGCTGGCCGTTACGGGTTCCATGAGGTTTATCAGTACCATTAGGCCAGAGTGTGTAGCCAAGGTTATAAACAAGGCTGAAACCCATGCCCATGCCACAGCCGCCGATCTTGATACCACCGTTATCAGCGCGCTTTTCATCCATAGCACGGGCAGCAAGCCACGTAATATCTTGAACATCAGCGCCAGAGCCTATAATCAGGCTTACATGCCTCATCATTCCAGAGCGTGAGACATGGCGCAGTATGGTGTAAACAGTATCACCGGGCTTTAAGAGGTCGCGCAGCCTGTCGCAAGCTTCGGCACGTTCATTGATAGCTTGTTGTTTTTTTGTGATTGTTTGCATGGTTATTTACTCCTATAGTGTGTTAGTTGAAAGCCCCGTCAAAGAAATCTTGCTCAAGTTCTGAAAGTTGTCCGGGTGTATAAATAAATACCTCGTCAGCCAACTGCTTTAGTTCATTGATTGAGCCAGCCCGACAAGCTGCATGATATAAAGGCTCGTCATTCATAAACAAAAGGCTTAGTTCTTGATCGCTGTACTGTGTAATGTTTTGCATTCTCTATCCCTCCATAGGGTTATAGGATTAACTGGATAGCTTCTGATTCAGTGATAAGACCGACTTCCAGCTTGGCTTGGACTTCATATAACCAGTTTAAGCGGTCGATTGAGTCAGTAGCCATTTTCTCGATACTTAGAATGTCGTTGAATTTGTTCATTTGGTCGCCTCCTAGTAAGTAACTACAGTATACATACATAGTAACAAATAGCAAGTAAATAATACTAATTAATACATATACAAGTTAGTGACCACTAACCCAAAAGACTATACAAATGAGTGAAGTAACCAAAAGACAACAAAAGAACCTCCGAGACAAGATAATTGCTGCTGCTGAAAAGATAGTTCCCAGGCTGTGTGATAACGCTCTTGGTGAACTCAAGGACAAGGAAGGCAATAAAACGGAGATGTCTCCGAGCATGGTCAAGTCAGCAGAGGCTATACTATCCAGGTCAGTACCTACTCTACAATCAACGGAGTATGTAGAACGTAAAGACTCCCTTACCGAGTCTGAACAGATAGACAGACTCAAGGCTTTAGTCCAGAAGAACCCCGACCTATTAAAGACTTTAAACAAGATAGCCGAACAAGGCATAGTTATACCCATAGCGGCTACGGAATATCCAGATGAAAAGACGGCGTGAATACACCAGAGTCCAATACTTCGACACCAAGCTAGACAGATACGTTGAGGCAAGGATAGATAAGGACGGTAAGCAACAAGGAATGAAAGTCCTACCTGACCCACTAAACCCGTTTAAACACGTAGCCAGACCATGATATTCATAGTAGGCACAGTAATAGCTATTATACTGATAGCCCTATGGAGGCTCTACCATTGGTAGACGCCATCAAACAAGTACAAAAGGCTCTTGATAAACAAGGTGTCCCGGTAAAAGGCAGGAAGCTAGCCTTTCAAGGCATAGACGGCAACGCTTACCTATTAAGTATGGATAAACCCAACAAAGACTTGATTGAACTAATGCCTGAATACTTACGTAATGCTTATTATGAGGATATTGGTTGATATGGTTATCCTCTCCCCTCATTCCTTCTCAAATGTTATTGATTCTCATTCTCATCTACTATTTAATATAATGTATATCGCACGTTAGTACTCACTAACACATAGTTATAGCCTCCATAGCAAGCATATAAGCCTCTAACTACTCTAAGCAGTAGGTAGTATAGGGTAAGATGAGTTAAGCCCTTGTACACGCTACAGCGTGGCTCTAACAACTATGTAGGGGCGTATCTAGGTAGGTTCCTGGTATGAATAGGGCTTACCCCCCTTTATGTAGAGTGATATCCCCGCTATCCCAATCTAAGATTTTACAAGAGATATCATTCAACCCTATTACAAGTAGGTTATTAGACTAAATAGAGGGTATATCGGGGGTAAGAAAAGGCTTGTTAATACCAATCTGTCGGTGTAGAGTTCGTCTTTTGTCGGAGTAACATTGACATGAGAGAGTTATTACAGAGAATAGGATGGTCTCAGGCTTACTTTTCGAGGCTGATTGGAAGGAATGAAAAGACGGTTTGCCGATGGGTGAACGGAGACCCTGACCCTGTAGCCATGAAGTACCTGGAGCTAGTCTGTAGGATGGTGGGGGTATGAAAGTCCGTGATATAAATGACATCGGCTCTACAGAAGAAGAACAGGCAATAATATCAAAACGTATTGATGACGAAGATTATCTAACTTGTAGTTGTGGTAGTAAAGAATTCCACGTCCTCACAAGCGATCTTGCTGGGATGTTAAAAATAGATGGTTTTAAATGCGTGTATTGTGAGATAGGAATAATAGGGAAATTACCCGCATGATTACTGAATATAGACACGTTCTAATGCTTGCTGAGAGGTTGAGGAAAAAGTATAAAAAGACATTCACATGGAAAGAACTTCGGGAAGAAAAAAGAAAGATGTATGAAGGCAAATGATCCCCTCCGCATCTCTCTTGAAGTCGATTAATCTTGTTTTAGACGAAAACGACATCAACGACTTCCATAGAAGGAAGTTAAAGAAGAAACTAAAGTCCCTACATAAGAAAGGTCTTCTACATCACTTCCCAATGGGTTTAGATATGACCTGGCGGATATGTGCTGCTGAACTTATGCAGTCTCATTATCATTGGTGGGGATGGGAGACTCGGTCTAAATGGGCATGGGAGCTCTCAAATAATAAATGGTTCTATCCTCGATGGGATGGAAAGCCTTGCAAGCTTCTAGTCATTGCAGAACAGGGAATAGGAGACGAGATTCTGTTCTCAAGCGCCTTTCCTGACTTATTACGTCAAAACCCTGACACAACGATTGAATGTGACGACCGATTGATTGACTTGTTTACCCGGTCTTTCGGAGACCATTTTGTGACTCGTTGGAGACAGTCTGAGGGCACTATTCAGGAACGAGCCTATACCCTCCAGGACTTTAGAGGTGAGTACGACGCCTTTATGATGGTCGGCCAAGTGCCTAAATTGTACAGAAGGAAAAAAGAGGATTTTAAGGGTCAATTTTTAAAGGCTGAAAAAATAGATCTCTCTGAGTTTGGCGACCCTCCCTATATAGGGATTAGTTGGAAAGGAAAGAACGCCTGCCTAGACATTGAAGACTTGAAAGAAGAAGGGACGCTTATAAACCTTCAATATGACGCCTCACACCCTGATTTAGTTGAGACCGGGATTGACCTAAGAGATGACTTTAACGGCCTTGCAAGCCTTTTAATGTCCTTAGACCATGTCAATTCAACGACGACAGCGATAGCGCATCTTTCAGGAGCACTCGGAGTCAAGGCCAATGTCATCAAACCTCCCCCAGTTTTTGGAGAGTCGAATAACCGCCTTAAATGGTACTACGGGACTAAAAAGAAATGTGACTGGTATCCTTCTATGACTGTGTATCAGAATTTAATCGAATGGAAGAATCGTAAAATAACATTACGAGGTGAAAAATGAAACGTAGAGACTTTTTAAAAACTTTAGGTTATGGCGCAGCAGTTGTTTCCTTGCCAGCAATAGCAAAAGAAAAATATATCCCAAAATGTGCTACTGAAGTAATAACTGAAAAACAAAAATCCAAATATATTGAATGGAAAAATTTTGATCCATTAAATCAATATGGTAATGCTATTAGATTCTCTGATCCAGAAATGAAAGAAAGAACATTTATAGCTCTTAAAGAAAATATGAGCAATGCTATTCCTCCAGAATATAGAAATAAAATTAAATTTATTTATAATGATTTTGGAACTTATGATGAAACTGCATCATTAGCCTGGAAATATATTCCTTGAAAGCAGTTACGACATTTTCTAAAAAAGGCTACAAGGAATACGGCGAACGATTCCTGAAGTCTTTTGTTAAACACTGGCCTATTCCTATTACAGTCTACTTTGAAGAAAAGCCTTCATTTAAACATAAAAAGATAACCTACAAACCGTTAAACGATATCAGACTCCCGATAGGAAATGTAAAAGACTACCTGGAGGAGACAAAACATCTAAACGGTGTTAACGGTAGTTACGACTACAACCGTGACGTAAGTAAGTTCTGTCGGAAAGTCTTTGCTCAATATGACAATCGTGAAGAAAAGTTCATTTGGTTAGACGCAGACTGTGTGACCTTCAAAGACGTACCGATGAGTTTTGTCGAAAAGTTAGTAGAGTACCCGATTACTTATTTAGGAAGGAAAGGTTTTCACACTGAGACGGGTTTTATAGGATTTAACAAGCCTGAAAACTTCTTTGATGAGTATGTTAATCTCTATCTGACCGGTGATATAATGCGACTTCCTTATTGGCATGACTGTGGAGCTTTCGATCACGCCAGAGAAGTTACAAAAACACATGGCTGGAACCTTTCCTCAGATTGGGATGGAAAAGACTTGCATGTCTTTGTAAACTCGATTTTAGGTAAATACATAGATCACTGTAAAGGCAGTCGTAAACGTCAGGGCTACTCTCCTGAACATCCGGTGAAACACTGGTGAAAGGTTATAAAAGCCCTATAAGAGATTCTGCCTTCATAACAGACTCCATTAAAAGAATAACAGGTGAAAGCATTTATCGAATGGAAGAAATGAAATCAAATGGCAATACCTGGCCTATGATAGTGTTTAAAATTGCTCGTAATAAATGTTTAGGCGGAGGAATTCTTTTAAACAAAGGATGGGACTGGAATTGGAAAAGTGATTCAATAAAACAAGCCCAAGCAATTAAAAATAATGAAGTGAAATCCGCTATTGCAAGACAATTATGGAGAAATGGTTACGATAAACATCTTGAAAAAGTAGAAGTAAAGAATGGTAGATGGAGGGTTAAAGGTTATTACTATAAGCATCATACAAGTAATGATTATTTTAACGAAGATGTATCTGATTTATTAAAGTGAAAGCATTTATTACCGGAGTTACCGGGCAAGACGGATTTTATTTGTCAGAGTGGTTACAAGAAATCGGTTACACAGTCTATGGGCTTGTCCGTAGGTCTTCACAGTCTAAGTCAATTCCAAAAGGGATTAGAGTTATAGAAGGTGACGTTACAGACCCACTTATAACTAAAGAGATATTTAAAATACAGCCCGACGAGATTTACCACTTGGCAGCAATGAGTCATGTAGGTGAGTCGTTTAAAATCCCTAACACGACGTTTCAAATAAACGCAGTAGGGACTCTAAACTTATTAGAAGCCGCTAAAGCCTGTGGCTCAAGGTTTTACCAAGCCTCAACAAGCGAGCTTTTCGGTACTGAACCAGCGCCTCAGAACGAAAACACACCTTTTCATCCAAGAAGCCCTTACGGAGTCTCAAAACTCGCAGCTTATTGGTTAACGGTTAATTATAGAGAAGCTTACGGACTTAACGCTTCTAATGGGATTCTTTTCAACCACGAATCTCCGTTAAGAGGAAAAGACTTCATTACTCAGAAAGTTGTGACCGCTGCGGTTAAGATTTCCCTTGGACTTCAGAAGAATCTTATTCTAGGCAATCTGGATGCTAAACGGGATTGGGGTCATGCCAAAGATTATGTTAAAGGTATGTGGTTAATCTTACAGAAACCTGCTGATGACTATGTTTTAGCAACAGGTAAAGCGTATTCAGTTGAATATCTTGTTAACTATGTCTTTAGCTCTCTAAATCTGAATTGGAAAGATTATGTTTTACAAGACGAGCGATTCATGCGCCCTTCTGAAATACCAGAATTAAAAGGCGACCCATCCAAAGCTGAAAAGATAGGATGGGAACGTGAATATACTTTTCATTCTATGATAGATGAGATGATCGAATATGCGTTATCAAGAAACGTGGATTAACGGGCCTACGTCTGTTAATCATCAAAGAAAGTGCTCTGATAGATACGAAGCATTAAAACCCGTTTTAGATCAATTTACACGACCATTCAGTGTTTTTGATCTAGGTACAAATCTGGGATATTTCCCTTTTAGAATTGCAACAGATTATGATGCAACATGCGTAATGGCAGACACACGTGAAGATTTGGAGTCTTTATGCAAAGAGAATAAAAATTCCATCTGGTTGAATCACCGCTTTACCATTCAGGATTTAAAACATTTTTCCGCATCAGAATACTTTGATGTTGTTTTGGCATTGAGTGTATTACATCACTTTAATGATAAATGTTGTGAAGCATTAGACGCATTACTAGACTTGGGTAAAATAGTTATTGTAGAGTCTGCTGGTCGTAATGATATTGGATCGTTAAATTATCAGACATCTGATAAATTAATTGATTACATAGAAACTCTGGATTCAATGAAAATAGCCGAACATCCAAGTCACACGTCTGGTGTACTACGACCAATGTATGTCATTAATACAGAATCTCCAAAAAAATTAACACGACAAACAATGGACGCACATGCGCGCGGTGCACCACCTATAGATGTATTAATTGATTCCAGTAAGAATCATTGTAATATTCGTATTGATCATTTATCCGCTGGTGTACATACTATTGAGGAAAGAAAATTCATCCCAGGTATGAACATTTGGAACTTTCTTCAATTAGGTGGAAGTTATCCTGTTAATGTTGAGGGTATGGTTAAAGAAGAAGTAGTGCGCTTACTCAACACCGATCAATGGCATGATGATTTACGCCCTTGGAATTTCATTCTTGATAAACAAAAGGTTCATGCAATAGACGTAAGAAGTAAATGGTGGCGATCTGAACCAGAGACGGATGGAATGGATAAATGCCTCGATATGATGAGAAAGAAATGATTAAAGTCTTCATAGGATACGATCATGCAGAAGAAATTGCTTATCATGTGTTATCCAGTTCAATCATAAGGCGATCTTCTGTCCCGGTTTCGATAACACCTATAAAACTTGACCAACTCCCTATGACCCGTGGGCGAGACCCACATCAGTCTAATGAATTTTCATTTTCACGTTTTCTAGTTCCTTATCTGTGTGATTATTCAGGCAGAGCAATCTTCCTAGACTGTGACATGCTTGTTTTGGACGACATAGTAAAGCTTTTAGATGCGTCAGATCCTACTAAAGCAGTATCAGTCGTTAAACATCGTTACACTCCTAAAGACGCTGTCAAATATTTAGGTACACGTCAGTATAAGTATGATAAGAAAAACTGGTCTTCTGTTATGGTTTTTAACTGTGACCATTCAGAATGTAAAAACCTAACACCTCATTATATAAACACAAAGACAGGTCTTGAACTTCATCAGTTCAAATGGATCACAGATCAACGTATTGGAGAACTATCTAAAGAGTGGAATCATTTAATCGGAGAATATGAACCAGCAGACGCTAAATTAGTTCATTTCACCGTAGGTGGGCCTTACTTCACTGAATACAACGGATGTGAATATTCCGATAAGTGGTGGGATGAGTTTAATTACATGGCTCACTGTAATCAGAGAGAAGTAAAAGCAGCAAATGAGTGATGAAGATGAGCTTTTTCAAATAATAGAAGGTATAGGATTACGCAGAAAGTTTCATAAGTTAGACTATTACCAACCCTACGATTATCAAAAAGATTTCCATCATGCAGAAGGTTACAAGACTCCAGGACGTTTAGCTCGTCAACGAGCTTTAATGGCGGCAAACAAAGTGGGTAAGACTTTGTGTGGTGGTGCAGAAGCAGCCATGCACTTAACTGGACAATATATTGAAGGATGGGAAGGATGGCGATTCCCAAATCCCATCGTCGCTTTATGCGGATCGAACACTAATGAACAAACCCGTGATATTGTACAAGCTGAGCTTTTTGGTGATCCTACCGATGATAAGCTTTTAGGTACAGGATCGATTCCGATAGACTGTATTGGTGAAAAGACTCGTAAGCCGGGTGTTCCTAATGCGTTTGATTCAGTAATGGTTAGGCACGTCTCAGGTGGTTTTTCAAAAGTTATGTTTCGCGCTTACGAGCAGGGCGCTAAAAAACACATGGGATCGAGAATAGACTTAGGTTGGTTGGATGAAGAACCTCCACATGATATATGGGCGCAATATTTAAGAGGTACATTCTCAACCAGTGGAATCATAATGATGACTTTTACCCCAGAAGAAGGGGTAACGGAAGTTGTGAATAACTTTTTAAATGATCTAAAAACAGGACAAGCACTCGTCAGGGCAGGATGGGACGACGCACCTCACATGACAGAGGAAGTAAAGGCAGAATTTTTTGAGCAAATTTCCCCTCATGAAAGAAAAATGAGGATGCAGGGTATTCCGATGATGGGATCTGGCCTTATTTTCCCGGTTAAAGACGAAGCCATAATGTGCGACCCCATTGAGATACCCGCGTATTGGCCTCGTATTTGTGCTATTGATTATGGGTATGATCATCCATTCGCAGCAGTATGGATTGCAATAGATAGAGACAATGACACTTTCTATATTTATGACGCCTACAAAGAATCAAAACAATTATTATCAGCACAAGCCCAAACAGTGAAAAGACATGGTGACTGGATACCTGTAGTTTGGCCGCATGATGTTAATAAAACTGATACCAAATCAGGAAGACCATATGCCGATATTTTTAGAGATGATTACGGATTAAACATGCTGCCTATGTGTTTTTCTAATCCTCCAGCATTGGGACAGAAAGAAGGTCAAGGAGGTCAAGGGCGTGAAGTTGGTTTGATGGCTATGCTGGAAGCAATGGAAGAAGGTCGTTTCAAAGTCTTCTCAACCTGTCAGGATTGGTTTAAAGAGAAAAACATCTATCATCGAAAAATGGTTAATGGAAAGTCAATTATTGTAGATGTAAATGAAGATATCATGTCAGCCTCCAGGTACGCTTTTCAATCTCAGAGGTTCGCTGATATCAAACCTGTCATGTTGAGAAGACAGGCTACGCAAACAGGATTAAGGAACTGGTGATGCCGGTAAAAAAGACAAGAATAAGTCAGAAAGATATTGATCAAATTACTAAGCATATCAAAGATCAATTAGTTGAACGGAAGCAAAACAAATTCCGTACAGCACACGAAAGAATCTGGTCAGTTCTTGACGACCAGATTGCTATGAATCCTCCCGCAGTTGTTAAGAATAACGAAATAGAAGATTGGGAGAGTGCTATTCAACTCGGAGATTTGGCTGATGCAAGTGAAATCATCTCAGCCGATGTCATGAGGATTACATTTGCCAATGATACATGGTTCCAGCCTCATGTAGAATTAGAGTCAGAGATTACCGAAGAAGGTCAAAAAGAAGTCCCTGATGTTCAGTTACAAAGGTCTTCTGACAATGTATTAAGATCTTTCATGATGCAGCAACACAAAGACTTTGGCCTTAAAGACAGGGTTAAGCTTTCTATAAAAGAAGCTCTACATCATGGCGGATTTGTAGCAGAGGCACGTTGGGAAAAGATGCCCAAGTTCCATGATGGCTCAAAAGTTGAAAAATTAGAGTCTCCTACGTGGGTTCCTCACTCAATGTGGAATTGTTACCCTGACTCAAGTCCGTCGGTAATAGGGACTGATCTCTTTTACAGAGGGTCAATGATTATCGTGTCTTACTTACCACGTCACGTAGTGATGAAGATGCCGTGGAAGAACCTTAACAAAATACCTAAAAAGACAAACAAGAATAAAGAAGTAAAGACCGAAGACGTAGAGATTATTACTTATTATGGCGATATCTCGATAGACCGCAAAGACAGGAAAGTATTTTTCCCTAATAGAAAATTTGTGCTGGCTAATGAGGTCTTTGTTCATACTGAGATAAATAAAACAGCTTATTCTCCGATTATTTACTCAGGTTACGAAAAAGACGATGTAAGAGATCCTTACTATACGTCTCCGATTATTAAAAGATCTCCTATGCACCGTCTAGCGACACACATGGCGAACAAGTTTATAGACGCAGTAGATCTTAAAACCAAACCCCCTATAGTCTATGACGCACTAGACTCACAATTCGCAGCTAATGATGGCCCTCCCCTTTATCCAGGAGCGAAGATGAAGTCCCGTGGAGGAGCTAACTTCAAGCTTGTAGAAACCGCCGACCCCTCATGGGCGCTAAGTGGCCTACAGATGGCTAAACAACACGTAGCCGAAGGCACAGGGACGGATGCGATAAGAAAAGGCGTCTCTGCCGGTACGGAACAGACCGCGACCGAGGTTGTGAAAACAGATCAAAAGTCCGAAATCAGGACTGTAGATTTCGTAGGTGTATTGGAAAGACAAGCGATCAGACCTTTCCTTTACATGCAGTTTGAGCTTAACAAGTTAAATTTAACCACTTATCCGTTCTATAACACAGATATGAATACGCCTGATTTCATGCGTATCTCAAAGACTAACTTACCAGATGCGGTACATTTTGAAATAACCGGATCAAGAAATCTGTTAGGTGAAGAACAACGTACTGCAAGATTCAATGCGGCGGCGGCGGCTGTGTTAAGTAATGAAGTTCTTACAAAGAAGACAGATGTAGACGAAGTTCTACGTCAGGTCTGGATGGATACGGGCGTGAAAGATCCTGAAAGATTCTTAATCGTGAATAAAGATGAAAACCCGGAAGCAGATCAAATAAGACAAGAAGCAGAGCAAGCTATTCAACAAATGCAGCAACAGCTACAACAGGCCGCTCAGGAGCTTGAGAAATTCTCTCTTATTAATGAAAAGCATAACGCTGAAAAAGAACAGCTACAAACTGACATTAATTCTTTACAAGAACAGATGAAACTCATTAAAGCCGTTGGTCAGGCTCAAAGAGAATTTATAAGCATTAAACAAGACTCTCTACAGTCAAGAGAAGAAATCCAGTCCAAGATCGAGGATTCTCAATCAAGAGTCGATGAGCTTCTCCAACAAGCCTCCGTCGTTGAAGGCCGTAACGCTGAACAAGTCGAGACTTTGGCAAGTATTGCTGGTCAAAACTCCCAAGACGTTTCTAACATTGCCGACTTCTTACAGCGTCAGGAACAGGAAAAAGAACGGCGTAATCAGATTATTTTTGATGCCCTTGCAGAAAGAGGCGCGACGGATATCGTCAATAAATTACGATGATTGTATGGCAGAGCAATGTTAATGCTCAAGCAAGTGGGCAGAATTTTCATGTCCGAAGACAGCAATTATTAAATAATTACATATCTGTCACAACCGAAGCGGTTATACCGGAAGTAGTACCTCCCTCGCCCGGAGGCGGAAGACTAGGACGTGCTGCCCGCCCATTTGTATTTAGACCGGTTCCTAGAAAGCGTGAGCGTAAGAAGCTTACAATCAAGACAGCCAAAAGGGAAACACCCCCAGTAGGCAGCATAAGAGCGACCCTGGAAGGACTCTCAACTCTCAAGGGTGAAAGATCATTACTTGGTTTTGATGAATCACAAGACCAACAAGTCATAAAGATACTTGAAAAACTCTCTGATGAAAGAAAGCTTTTACGTTTCCTTGAACAAGAGCAGGAAAATAACGAAATCATTAACATGCTATTACTTTTATTAATCGAATGAATAAATTTATACAAAAATTACATGAGGAAGTCTGGTTTCAGGATTTTATTAAAAATGAACTTGAGCCTGAAATTCCTATAGTACCTTCTTTTAATCCATCAGAAGACAATACTGATGACTGGAAGCAAAAAAGCGGCCTTCGTGAAGGCTATCTATTAGCACTAACTAAAATGGGAATAAACCATGACTGACGAGAATAATACTCCAGAACCGACTGAACAAACATTAGATGATGTATATAATGAGTTCAATGTAGAACCGCAGCCTACGCCTGCACCAAGCGTAAACGAACAATCTTCTCCACAGATAATGCCTGACCCTATTACTGATTTAGAAGGGTTCTCGAAATATCAAGTAGAGAGAAATTCAAAACTCGAACAGCAAATCAATGATTTGAGCAACCAATTTCAACAAACAAACAATCAAGCGTTGAAAGCTCAAGAAGAACAGGATTTGCAAAAAATAATCACCGATCTATCTCCGAAGATGGAAGGCGTCAATCCCAAGATGATCAAGTACGCTTTGGCTGACAAGTATAATTCAGATCCAAAGTTTGCTTCTTTATGGGACGGACGTACTCAAAACCCTTCTGCTCTTAATAAGGCACTCGCAGCAATTACACCTGACTTACAAAAAGAGTTCTCCATAAAGGTAGACTCTCAGGTTGAAGCTGATCAACGGGCATTAGATCAAGCAACCAATAGCATGACATCTTCTACAGATGAAGTATCAGAATCAGCTAAAGCTCTAGGTCTGGGTGGAAATGAGTTTGATGCCTATATGCAGAAGGTAATGTCAGGCAAATAGGAGTTAACATGGCTTTAACAGTAACTACACTAGCTACTCATGTAACAGCGCCCGTCAATTTTGTATTGATGCGCGCTCTACTGAGGACTGCTAACAAAACCCTGCCGTATTTTAACGGCACCCTGCCGGGCGAACTTGAGAAAATGCAAGGCTCCGCTTCGGTTAAATGGCGGCGTATTGATAACCTGGCCACGGCTACTACAGCGTTAGGCGAAGTTATAAACACAGCCACTTTCGGCCTTGGTCGATCAACAGTAACACCTACCATCACTGATATCACTGTAGCGATTGCAAAATATGGTAATGCAATTATCTACAATGAAGAATTGGATTTGATTAACGTCAATTCAAAATCTATGCAGTTGATGGAAAAACTCGGTATTAATGCTGGTGAAAGTCTTAATGAATTGATGAGGGACGTTTTTGACGCTTCTACTAATGTTCGTTATGCCACCAGTGCTGCAAATGATACCGCGCTTACGGCTTCGATTTCACTGAATGATATTAAATACAGTGTAAACCAGCTTAACCGTCAGTCTGCATTGAAGCAGTTTGCTCAAGGCACGGGTTCTACTAATATCGGGACTTCGACTGTTCGCAACTCATACTTTGGTGTTTGCCATAATGACGTAGAAGAAGATGTCCGCGATCTCACCGGGTTTATCGGTGTAGAGCAGTACGGTGGATATACTGAAACCTTCGTCGGTGAGTTTGGCGCAGTTGGCGGCGTACGTTGGTGTGCAACCGAAGTTGCGCCTATTTCTACCGGAATAGCCACTACTACGTCCACAGGCATGCGTGGCGCTACTGATATCCTGAATGATGCGTATTCAACCTTCATTTACGGTAAAGAAGCAGTAGGTTCGATTGGTCTTGGTGAGGAGCACGTAGAAGACATTTATATGTCTGAAAGTCGTTTGCCCACTGTAGAACTGATCAATCATGCTCCAGGTTCAAGTGGTATCGGTGATATGTATAATGAGGCCGGTTCCCTTGCGTGGAAAGCGTGGTTCGCAGGCAAGATCTTAAACACTAACTGGCTGATAAAAGTCAGAACGCTGGCTAGTGATCTAGCCTAACTTGTGCGGGGTGGATGGAAACTGAAACCCCGCAATTTTAAGGTGATATATGGGTAGGCCCAAAGGTTCTAAAAACAAGACTGATCCTGTAGAGGAAAAAAAGTCTAACGTAGAAAAACCAATAAGCATGACAGATGCAACAGTTGTTGTTAGCTATCAGCTTCCCGGCCAAACAGATTGGGGCACATTTCGACTAACAGCAACAAACGCAAAAGGTATGATTTCTGCCTCTAAATTAAATGGTAGATTATTCAAACAAGCCTTTTTCTCGGCAATGGTTAAAGTCTTTGGAAGAAAGGTTAAATTAACATGACATATTTGGAAGCATTAAACAGAGTCCTCCGACAAGAAGGGATTATACGTGGTGACGATGATAATGTGACCTCTTTCTCTGATACTCAGCACTCAGGGACGATTAATCTCGCCAAAATAGCAATAGAGGATGAATTAACCCATTTAGTATCAGAAGATATAATTCCTTTTGAAAGGGTTGACGATACGATTACTTTAACGACTAGCCGTACTTACGCTTTAAATACTAACTTTGTTAGATTTGATGACCCAAATCCATTCTTCCTTGAAGTAGACGGATCGGGTAATTCATTAAATGTCGGTGTTCCGCTGTATCCAGGTGGTGAAGAACAATTAAGACGAGATTTTTTAGATTATCGTGAAGGTACTGGTGAACCGCAGTGGTTTTACTTTATAGGAGGCACTACTAAACAAGTAGGTTTTTATCCCGTACCTAGCACTTCTGGGAAAATTTATCGTTACTACTATGAGAAAGACGTATCAGTCTCAGTAGAAACTGATAATATTCCTCTAGTCTCCACTCAAGAAGCTAATATATTCGCATCAATCGCAGCAAGACGATTTAAGTATTTATTCGCCTCTCCCCAGATAAGAGAAGGATTATTTCCTCAAGGCGTGGAACGCGATCCTCTTATTGAAAGTAATCGCGCTACTTTAATGTCCTTATTGAAAGGAAGACCGCCTACTGTACGATATGGACGAAGCTTTAGATGACGCATGCTTCAAATAACGCCACCCCTCTTGAGATAAGTTTCGGAGGAGGGATTAATGAAGTTGATGACTTTAACATCTCATTAGAGGAATGTATTTCCGGTCAGAACTTTAAATTAAATCCCCGTAAAAAGACTCTCACTCCAAGACCTCCCCAAGACTTAAAAGGTACTGCGACTAATGCCGAAGAAGTTACCGGTATTCTGCAATTAATAAAACGTGATGACTCTGAAACGACTTTAGTAGTCGCTGGAGATACGATTTATGATTGGGATGGTGCGTCTAGTTTTACTTCCAAGACCACGGTCACTACAAGTACGGGTTTTAGAGACACTTACTGGTCATTAGACGACATTATAATAATTAATGACCTAAGTAAGAATAATGTTCTTTTGAAATGGAACGGATCAACAATAACAAAGTTAAAAAATGGCATTACTGCTGGCGCACCGATATCAACAACAATAACCAGATCAGGTTCTACAGCGACAGCGATAGCAACTTCTCACGGATTCTCAACAGACGACCTGGCAACGATAGCAGGAGCAGATCAAACAGATTATAATGGTGAATATCAAATAACCGTTTCTGATGCTGACACGTTTACTTACGCAGTCTCAGGGACACCCGCTACTCCAGCAACAGGCACGATTACTTCTGATAAGAATGTAGATTTATACGCTAAATACTCGGTAATCTTTAATAATAGAGTATGGCAGTTCAACATAACCTCAGACGCGACCGCTTCTCCTCACATGTGTTTAGCGAGTACGTTTGAGAACGCTGAAAACTACGACACATCCACAAGAAATAAAGATGGTGGATTGAGCGCGAATGATGCCTTTTTCATGCTCTCACCTGATCTTCGTCCGATTAATGGCGTAGTAGAATTTCTAAATCAATTAATCATCTCAACCGTAGATGGAAAGCTTTTTAAATTAACAGGTAGTAGCGCAACTGATTACGACTTTAAAGAGTTTTATTCAGGTTCCGCAGCCACAGGAACAGAGAGTATAGTTAATGTAGGTAACGATGTTGCCTATATGAAAAGGGGTGGGCCAATAGACCTATTAAGCTCTACCGATAGATTTGGTGATATTGCTGCAGATGACGTATCGAGATGGATTATTGATACAACCGATGGGCTGACCTCGACTTTACCTGTATACGATCAGAAACGTCAGCTAGTCTACTTCTTCGTCACAGATAAGATTTTAGTATTGGATAAAGATGCGTTAATTATTTCAGAACACTCCCCGTGGACTATCTGGAATACTTTAATGTCCAATAAGTTCAATACTAAAGCAGCAAGATATTTAAGAGTACCAGGGGGCACAGATTATACAGTTTATTGGGGAGACTCCGCAGGCCAGATATTTGATATCAATGGGACAGGAACTAGCGGAGATGCAGGTACTACAAGTATTAACATTAAACGCAAGACAAGGGATATCGAAGAACTCAGGACGATAGATGAAATCCTTTCAGGAAGGATAGAATACCGACGTAAAGGGGCAATGACAGTCGATCTTATTTTCGATTGGGCAGTTGAATATAGTGAAGTCACTGTCTCAGTCCCGTTAAAAGCACCCATTACTTCCGGCGGCGCTACTTTCTTCGGAGGGGAGAATTATTTTAGCTCAAGTATTTACTTTAACCAAGGTACAGTCGCAGGAGATAAAGTCTCCTCAGTAGGATTCTCTCCACCCGGAAAAGGGGGAGGATTTTTTGTAGAACTGACAACTTCAACCACAGTTAATTTTCTTATTAACAAGATCATAATATGACGCCTAAAGAAAGAAGGCATCTTCTTTTCAACAAAGGAAAGCCCGAAATCCGTAATAGTAAATACGAGGACATGGGTTGGTTATGGGCGGCTAATAAGTTAAAAGGTAATGAAGAAGATCAAGAAGATTTTGCAGAAAGAATACGAGAAAACTTATCCGAATATGAACGTATTTACATATTAGAAGACAAAAACCCTCAATTCAAAGAAGGCATTGGCCCCGTAGGTTTAGTGGTAGCAAATTACAATGAATGGGTACTAACACCTCATGTTGAGTGGTTCCCGTGGGCGACGATGAGAAACCAACTACGTTGTTCAGTGGCTTTCTTTATTAAAACACGTTATTCAAAAGATATCGGAGTCTGCAGGGTTCATGTGACAGAACCGGAGTTTTTTAAAAGATTAAGCAAATATGTCCCTTTATTCTATACAGGGAAAATTCCATCAGGACGTATGGATGGTGATGATTACTTATTTTATATAAGAGGTAAAAAAGATGTCATTCGTTAAAGATCTTTTTGGTGGTGGGAAACAGACTACCACACAGAAAGTAGAAAGACTCCCCCCGGCCTTCCCTCAAATCTTCACAGGAGCAGGCGGGTCATTAGAGACAACAGGAACAGCAGAAAGGCCTGTTGCCAGAATCAATCTACCTTCTCAAATCCAGGAATTAAGGGAAGAAGCTCTGGGTGGCTCAAGGGCCCTTCTAGGCGATATACAAGGTGATATCGGCACATTAAGAGGCTTAGAAAACCCTCTCATACAAGCTAGACAAAGACCTATCAGAGAAGAAATACAACGAGGCCAAAGACGTGTCGGAGAGGAGTTTGGCCGTAGGGGAGTCTTTGGGACTTTCCGACAGCAGGCAGAAGAAGATATCGGATTCAGAGGTGCGCAAGCCTTGGGAGAGGCCGATGTTCAGGCAAGACGCGAGACTCTGGACGCTATCCTGCAACGACAAGCCTTCCAGCGTGACGTGACCGGAGACGTGGCCCGCGCTGGTCAAGAGTTGTTGGCTCAAGAACTTACTACACTGGGATTATCGGACGCAGCGATAAATCAGATCATTCAAAGTCAGTTACCTAGTCAGACTACAAAAACAGAACCGGGGACCCCTATTGGTGAAACTATAGGCAGTCTATTGTTCGCCGCAGGAGGACTATAATGCCATTACCACCTGTTTTTGACAGATCAACCCAAGCGCCTGCCAGAACACCTACTGCCAGAAGGGGATTTTTTGAACCCGGTACTTCGCGTATTTTAAGAGCCGTGGGCGCTGGTCTTAACCCTCAACTCCTGCCTTTGCAACAGAAAGTCTTACAGCAGGAGCAGGAAAGAGTACGCCAGCAACAAGAACAAGAGCAGAAAGGTCGTGAATTCCAGATTAAAATCCTGACGGATGTATTACCTAAAATAACAGATACAAATGTCAGAAATGAAGTAATGGATAAGTTACGTGGTTTTGGAGTGGATTTACCTGATATACCTGCCCCAAGCCCTAAAGTTCCATTTGGACGCACAGCGGAAGGCGGAGTAAAGCCTGAATTCCTTGCTGGAGAGCAGGCATTATCAGAAGTTAAACGCGCCCCTACTAAGCCCGGCGCATTAGTGACTTTATCGACTGATAGAGGGCCAGTTACTTTAAGACAATCAGACCCTAGAGTCGATCAACTTATCTCTCAAGGCGCTACCAAAATCAGGGTTTCAGGTACTCCAGAGCAAGCAGGCATTACTAAAAAAACAAGAGGCACATTGGAAGATAAAATCATAACATCTTCTGATGCGCTTTCAAGACTTGATAGTGCTATGCAAAATTTCCGCCCTGAATTCTTAGAGCTTCCTACTCAATTTAAAGGTAAAAGTTTAGCTCTTGCTGAAAAAGCAGGGATTGAATTATCTCCCGAGAATCAACAATTACTCGGAGACTTGGCAGAATTCCAACGTGATGCCTTTGAGAATCTTAATAGAACGATTAAAGAAATGACTGGCGCTCAAATGAGTGAAGCAGAAACTAAACGCTTAAGAAGGCAAGTGCCAGATCCACAAAAAGATTCTCCTACACAATTTGTCAGGAAAACAAAAGGAACTGTAAAAAGCTTAAAGATGGCCCAAGCAAGAGCTAGATTCTTCCTTAGTCAAGGGGTAAGAAAATCAGGAAAAGACCTTGAAAAACTAATGTCCCTGAGTGAAATGGAGAACCGTATAGAACGTCGTGGAGAGGAGCTTGAAAAACAAGGAGTATCAGAGGCGGAGATTATACAAACCTTGAAACAGGAGTTTGGATTGTAATGGGACGTTTTACGGATAAAATCCTGGAGCAAGAGCCTAGAGGAAGATTTTTAGAAAAGGTTATTGCGCCGCCTATATCTCAAGTTATCCCAGAAGCACCTTTGGAAATAGAGAATATCCGACAGCAACAAGCTGAAATCATGGAAAGGATGGGTGAGGATATTATTGGCCCAGTAGCAGCACCTCCAGAAGATGTCAGTGAGCTTGCAGAAGCAGGTATTATTTCTCCCGAAGATTTAGAAGGTAAAACTTTAGGAGAGATTGCAAAAGATCCAGAAAATCAACGCTTGGCTCTTGAATTGGGTCTAATGACACTAGGATCTGTTATAGCTCCTCAAATCGCCTTACCAGCCGCCGCTACAAGATTTCCAAGAGCAGCACAGTTTTTATCCAGAGTGGCAGGAGCAGGCACAGGTGGGTTTTTAGGATCATTAGCAGCAGAAGCCAGAGATCCTACAGAAAAGCCTTTAGAAACCGCTACGAGGGCTGGTGCTGCTGGTTTAGTAGGTGAGACGGTTGGTGGACTTGCTGTGAAAGCTGGTGGGAAATTCTTGGCTCCATTCAAAGAAAGACTCGTTGCAGGGGCTAAAGCCGCTGCAAATATGGTGGCTAAACGCGGAGGTTTAATAACCCCCGGACGTTTATCTGAAAGCCGTTTAATAGACACAGCAGAAAGCGTTGCTGGTGCTTCTATATTTGGCGGTGGTAGGATAAAGGAAGTATCAGATGAAGCTATTGATATATCTCGCGGTATTGCCGATGACTTTGTAGAAAGCTTTTCTACCGGTGCTACCAGAGAAGATACTAGCCTTTTAGTGCAGGACGCTATTCAAGAAGGTGTTGATACATTCAAAGAGTTAGGAAGAAGCCTTTATGGGAAGGTAGATGAATTAACAGGTGCGGCTAGAGTAGATATCACAGCAACAAAAAAATTAGCAGATCAATTATTAGCTAAATCAGAGAAAGGACTTGGATCTCCTGATGTCAGTAAAATTGTTAACAAAATAAAATCAAAAGGCGATATTGTTTCTTTTGAGGAAGCCCAAGCATTAAGATCTGATTTACTTGGCGTAGTAAGGGCAAAAGAAAAAGGCCTTGTAGCTGGGAAAGGAGAGGCGACTGCAAAAAGACTTGTTCCTACAGTAGACAGAGCCATGCAAGACGGTGCTAGAGGAATTAGTGATGAAGCCTTAACAGCGTGGCGTACAGCTAATGCTCATTGGAAATCAGGAAGTAAAACTTTCAATGATCGCATAATTAAAAATCTCGCTACAAGAAGTCCGGATGGATTATTTAATACAGCGTTTAAGACGAATAATCCTGCGACAATCAGGAAGATAAAATCCATTGTTGGTGACAAGAAAGCGTGGCAAGAAATTCAAGGGCAATGGACAAGAGATGTATTTGAAAAATCTTCTAATGAATTAGGTGAGCTTTCAGGAACTAAACTTTTGAGGCAAATCAAGAGATGGGGTGATGGTGGATCTCTCAAGGAGATTATGTCTCCTGAACAAATTATTAATATGAGACAAGTAGCAAGAACTCTACAAATAGCAGAAGCTCAAGCATCAAGAGAAAAAGTAGGCAGTATTGCTATTCAATTACTCCAAGTAGGCGCAGCAGGAACAATATTTTCTTTGAATGAAAATAAAGCGCAGGGCGCAGGTACAGCAGCGGCTATTATATTTGGGCCAGCAATTATAGCGAAAGCCCTAACTAATAAATCTTTTGCACGATGGCTAACAGTTGGTGTAAAAGCTCCCCCTGGATCAGCACAAGGAGTTAAAGCAGCCGCAAGATTAACAGCTATTCTTGAAAAAGAAGGTGCTGTAAGGAGAGAAGAATGATTGACGCAATATTTTGGATATTATTTGTTTTTTTAATTATGGCTATTTTGGGTAGAGGTGTAAGAAATGGGTGAAAAATACACAACTCAGGCAACTTCTGGTTACAATTCCAGCCCACCTTCGGACGATGGCAGTGAGACAGAAGCTAATAAAGTTAAATATTCGACTATCAAGACTAAGCTGGCTGATCCAGAAAAAACTCGATCTGACAATATGGATACTGCCATTCTAGCTTTGTTAGACGAAGGGCCAGATACCAAGTCTACTACTTATACCACAGTCGCAACAGACCATAATAAAGTCATAGAGTCTTCTGGTACGTTTACGCTCTCCCTGTTAGACGCTGCTACCGCAGGAGCAGGATATAGAGTCACAGTTAAAAATAATGGCGCTGGTGTTGTCACGGTAGACACAGACACGGTAGCAGATGAAATAGATGGAGAAGTATCTTTCACTCTAGCAGCAAAAGAAGCTGTGACTTGTATTGTTAATAATGGGGCAGATGGTTATTACAGAGAATCCATATCAGAGGCGTCTACCAAGACTGTAGCTAAGGGTGGCACAGGGGCAGTAACACATACAGCCGAGGCTTTATTGGTAGGAGACGGGACTGCCCCTGTTAAATCACTAGCCGTAGGTACTGCTCTACACGGAGTTAGAGTGAACGCAGGCGCGACAGCCTTTGAAACCGCAGCACTTGATAATGTGGTCTTTACAAAGTCTTTCACAAGTTCCGAACAAACCATCACAAGCGCCGGGCCTTTAACTCTCGCCCATAGTTTAAGTGCTACTCCCGGCCTTATATCAGTTCAGTTAATCTGTAAAACAACCCAACATAATTACAGTGTTGATGATGTGATATTTGTGGTTCTTTCTTCTCCGGGAAATAATAGAGGCGTCAGTATTGTGCCAGACGGGACTAACCTAAACATAAGGTACTCAAGTGCGTCAGGAGCTTTTAATATCCCTGATAAAACGTCAGGTGCAGATTCAGAAATCACAAACGGTAGTTGGAAGGCAATCTTTAGGGCATACGCATGACTATACATTATAGAGACAATGCAGGTAATTATTTGGGTGGTTTTGACATCCCTCCTAACGGTGGGATCGAGACTTTACCCCCTGAACATGCAGATCAAAAATGGAACGGTACTGATTGGGACGCTTTACCAGTTGATCATCCCTCAAATAAAGTCATTAGAAAACCCGGACAAGCGCCTGTCACACGAAATGAATTTAATGCTTTACTAGACATATTAGGGATTAAATAATGGACGGAACAACGAAACGCCGCATACAAAAGAAGCGTCAACAAAAGAGAAAACGGAAGAAAAAATGAATGGGCGACAAAACAACAAAAATCCTAGCTGGTATATTCAGCGCGCTAGTAGCGATCTTTGTCATGCTTTTGGGCGTTTTAAATAACGCACAAGACAAACTTGAGATACTTTTACAAAAGAAAGTAAATAAAGAATTCTCCGATAGCGAACACTTACATTTAAAAGACTTGATAAATAATGAATCAGAAGGTCGTAAAGAAGGCGACAAGTCTTTGAATAACCGCGTAGACAGAATAGAAGACCGGGAAGAATTAAGGAATATTAAATAATGCCAGAGAATAGACGTAAAGTTAATTACCATCCAAAATTAGGCGGGATGTCCACTGGCTCCTTATTGACTATGCTCCCCCTGGTCCTTTCTTTGATGGCGGGATCAGGGGTTATCTACACTCTAAAGGCTGATGTTAAAAATAACAAAGAAGCGATAGAAAAAGAGAGAGTCCTTTCAAGGCAAGAAAAACTAGATGTTACCAAACAAGGGCAAGAATCAGAGAAGCGTATTAGAGAAGACATCCAGGTTTTAACGAGGATCGTGGTGGAAAAGTTGAAATGAATGTTGTTTTAAAGCGTGTACTCAATAGTGGTGAAGGCATACAGGGCGTTCTAATTTATAACGATTCAGTGATAATGAACACAATCGAAAGACCGTGGATGGAAGATACCAACCCCGGAGGGATGCCTTATCTCTCCTGTGTCCCAGAAGGACAGTATGAATGTGAGAAAGTCTATTCCGAACGATTCGGAGAAGTCTTTGTCCTTGTTAATCACGAGTTAGGCGTCTATAAAGATAAGGGATTTAGGTTCAGATGCTATCTTGGGCACGTCGCCAATTACCCAAAAGACGTACAAGGTTGTATCGGACTAGGTTTAAAGTGGTGGCCTGATAAGGTTGCTATTCAAGAATCAAATAAAGCCGTTAAGTTATTTAAACGGATATTTGATGATGTAGATCAACTTACTTTAAATATCAGGAGATGAATATGGAATCAATTAAAGGCTTTAGAGGCATGGTGTTGCTTTTTCTCACAGGCGCGGCAGATGTTATGTTTAACCTAAGCGGCCTATTCACAGAACTAGCCGGTATGGTTGGGGCAGAGCTTGGAGATGGCGGATCAGTCGCTCTTATGTACACCGCTATTATGGGTGGTAAACTAGCTATTACCGATTCATACAAACGGATTAAAGGGACGTTAGAGAAGTGACCACTTCTTCTAAAGTCAGCCTATTCTGGCTAGCGTTAGTTGTTATTGTGTTGACGATTAACCTACAAGGTTGTGGTATAGATCAAATCCGTACCACAGTCGCTACCAAAGGCGCTGAGGTCAACGATCAACTCCTACACGATGCGGAGTTCTGGATATGTAAAGGAGCCTCTGTAGGGTCTGTGAGACGGAAGTATGGACGTAGTTCAGAGGATGCAACAGCTTGGCAAGCCCTATGTGATGGTGGGAAGGCAGACGCCAAGATAGTTGAATAATGGGCTACTTCACTGACGAGCTACACGTTCATTACTTAGGTATGGATGATGGGACTGGCCGGTGGATGCTATTAAGGTCTTTTTTCTTCCACAGTGATAAGTTCGATCTCGATATAAAAGTCCCTAAAGGCTTTATCCATGACTTTGCCTCAGTTCCTCGTATTCCTTTCATCTACTCTCTTTTCGGGGGGTATGCTAAACAGTCAGCGATAATTCATGATTGGCTTTATCATAAGAAACCTGTCTCTCGTAAGACCGCTGATAAAATCTTCTTAGAAGCCATGATCGCTGAAAACACCCCTCCGGGCAAAAGACAAATGATGTACCAGGCTGTCAGGATGGGTGGTGGGAGTCATTGGTGATTATCCCCTATTGTTCACGAATAGATCTAGCACAACGCATTGCCTCTTTCATCTTCATTTTTATATCTGAATATTTAGCCGCGCTTCTTGCACGATTACTTGCTCTTTCGTCACATATCCCCGCATCCTTCTCTTTCTGTGCGGTGAGGGCTTGTTCTATTAAGTCTATAATTTTATCTTCTGCCATACTTGAATTAAGACTCGTATCGTTAAGAATAAAAAAAATATTCTCAGCTAAGTCGTCTGCTATCTCTTTAGGCGTCATCCTTTAGATCCTCTGGGTTTCGTACACCCATCTGTAGTTTAAGCCTTTTTAACTGACCTATAGATGTAGCACTGAGTAATGACTTGCATATAGTTTCTAACTTGTCAGCACGTTGACCATTCTCCATTGCTTGCTTAAACGAGGAATCCCACGCTGCTTGTAGCCTTTCAATTTCTTCCTTCGCCTTCTCTAGTTCGGTCTGTAACAGCTCCTTCCCCTTCTCAAACCCACGCGCATATATACGATTAACTTCTTCTTGTAACTCGTGCGCCGTTGTTTTTAGTAAATCCTGATCAACCCCTTTATCACTCATACATCCCTCCTATAGACATTAAGCCCATTCAAAAAGGTATGGTTTCATCTGGAACGAAGTCATCAGGCGCTTTAGGCTTCTGTGCTTCCTTAATATCCCCAATAACCAGAGACATAAACTTCCCATTCTTTCCATCTTTAATCCAGGCTGATAGCCAACGGTCTACTCCATTGACGTTAATAGAGCCTTTATAGTCAGGTCTTTTTGGGTTATCTCCCTTGTCATTTTTGAAAAGTACACCGGTATTTGTATTGTCATATTCCATGTTATTCTCCTAGTAATGCTTTGATTGACGCTCTTTCAGTAGAGTTGAATATTGACCATACCTTCATCTTTTCCTCTACCCCGTCATATTCAGCCAGAATCTCCTTAAGCCCGTGTTCATCACCATTCTGTAGACAATCAGTGACCTGTTTGTAAATCTTCTCCTTTTCACCAGGTTTGAACCGGTGTTCCGGTGCGGGAGTCTTGTATTTAGTCCCGTCCCACAGACCCGCATAGATATCCGCAGCCACCCCGATATACTTCATAGCAGTTGATAGGGCGTCCGTGACAGCCATCTTATAGGCCTCATCACTGACGTATGGCCCCTTACTTTCGTTGGCGACCAGCATAGACCCACCAGATCCGGGTATGGGTGAAGACCAATCTCCCTTCTCCTCCTTGAAATACAAGAATACATCAACAAATAATGGGATTTCTCCATTAGCACATTCCATTGTCTGCATATTCACAACCTCATACTTCCAGCCTACCCCACAAGGGCCGAATAGCTCCGTCATGGCCTTAAACCGCCACTGAGGCTTTACATCTGTCATACCCTTTAACCGACCTCCTCCTATCTGTTTGAGGGCTTCTGGTGGCGGTTGTTTAACCTCGTTCCATATCCTCATGTTGCTCATTGTCTTTCTCCAGTCTGTTTAAGTGCAAGTCCAGGTCTTTGAGTTTGTCCTGTTCTAGTGTGTCGAGCCATAGCTCGTATTCATCTTTCTGACTTTCATCAGAAAGGCGTGAATTCAAATATTCTTTGTTTGATCTACCCATCAACCAACTCCCTAGGTACAAATACACCACTCCATTCTGTTTTAGTTCTGCCGTCAGGGAGTTTGCGGAGGTACTGAGGTGGCTGTAAAGTAATGTCGCCATCCACCCATTTAATTTCATACATGATAGCTGTATGAATCTGGCTGTCGTGCTTAAAGGTTCCTGAACGCTCCTGTAGTTCTCCAATTACCTCACATTCCATTCCATTACGGTGCGTGGAATCAACAAAATTCTGCCCTACCACTATTTCATGTAATCTGAACATATATCCTCCATTACCCACACTCCCCAAACAAATCCACACTTTAAATAAAATAAGTAAGGGTCTATAGCTTGTTGGATGTCAGTGATAAATCCCTCAGTCATGATTACCCCTCTTGTCATATAATCTTCCTAAACGTTGTCTAGTAAACCTCTCATATTCATCAACATCACATTCATCTTTGATATATTCTTTCATATTAACCACATTAATCAATTCCCATAAAAAGACACCCTCTATCCATTCCTCTCGCTTATTCATGATCACAATACTCTCTGAACCCTTTTACCATTTCCCAAAAGAAAGCCCCATCCCTACCTGATAGATATAAAGCAAACAAGTCTTCAAGCATGTCCTCACTGGCTGATTCTTTTAAGAATTCCTGGAACATAGCTATGTCTTTCATCTCATCTTCAATGCTAGTATCCCTCATAGCTTGTTTTACATCGTTAGCTACTTCTTGGCGTTCATAATCAGCTACGTCTTGTTCAAAGGTTCCCATATCACCCCTCGCTATCTGTAAGATTGTGTTGTGTAGGCTCATGACTTTGCTTTCTTGATGGCAGCATCGGCTTTATCAAGGTACTTTCCACCGGCTTCGCAATTTTCATATAATTCTTCCAGCGCCTCCAGTAAATCAGGTGCAGCGGCTATTAGATGGGCGTTGGCCTGCCCTTCTTCCGATGATGGGAAAGATATTGCGTTCCATCGAGTTACATTAATAATACCACCAGCGCCTTTATTGCCATTTGGCGCATCAATCCCATATGGATATCCTCGTTCATTATAAACAATAATCCACGACCCTTTTGTATAACTCATTCTTCCTCCTCTGGATTAATCCACATCCAAATAAACCCACCTAATAACATAGCTAAAGGTACACACAGCCAAAGGAAGGTCTCTATAGTCATTTCGTTAACCCACAATGGCCGCCACATGCAGAATTAACCCCTGTACTGCAATTAGTTGAGGTTTCTTCTATCCACATCATACAATCAGAGGCGATACAGTTAGTGGCCGGTATACCATCAACGGTTCGGTTATTTGCGCCAGATTTCCTTCCGTGAGGACACCATTTAGTTTTAGCTTCTTCCTCTTTCATAACCAGTAAATCTCTGTTGGTGTGATTTCCATGACTAAATAAGCTTTAAAGCTTTAGCTGATTCACGACTAATCTCTACTGTCTTACCTTCACAAGTGATAGAGACTGTTTCTTTTTCTGGTGGGTATATGCGACGTATTCTACTAAAAAAATGGAATTTTTCTTTGCCTTTTGTTTTGCCATGTATGGCGAGAAACTTAGCCCCATCCTCATCCCCATGTTCGATAAGAGCTAAAATATCACCGGCGCAATACTCACCACCAGAATTTGTAACACGCTCAAATACCTGCCCTACCTCATAACCTTTTTCTTCACATGGTGTCATCTCACTTCTCCTATTGAATAGTAATAATCTTCAAACTGTAAAACAAGGACAATACCCTCCCGTAACGCCTGGATAGCGATATAGATCATTTGTTGGTCAGTACAGAAGTTCATTTGTTTAATTTCATCCCATGATTTTCATGAAAACCATATCTAGCTTCTGCTGACTTTCTGACTTGTATTGCCTCTTGTTTTGTTTCAAACAATCCAAGCCAGATTTGTTTAGAATCCACTTTTATTTGTGCTAGCCACTTTTTATCTCGTTTAAACCAAACTACACCCGAAGTACCTGATTTATTACAAGCATATAAAGGGCAATTTTTAGCATTTATCGCACGATTAGCGGGCTGGAGATTGATCCAGCGGTTATTTGATTTGTCATGATCCTGGTGATCGACTTGCTCAGGAAGCCAGCCCAGCACGTATAGGAATGCAAGCCGATGTGCGTAATACATCTTCCTATTAATTCCTATTATGGCGTAACCCTTGCCATTTATTGTTCCTGTCCTAGATCCAGTCAATGCTCTACCACCTATATTGACTTCCCATGTAAAAATCCCCGTATTCAAATCATAATGAAGGATCTCTCGGAGAGATTCGCGGGTTAATTCTTTTTTCATTATATCCCCACCTCATAATTTTGTTTCTCAAGCACAGTACGGGCTTTCTTCTCTGCACGAATTAAAGAATAGCTAGATACTGGATTTATTAAATCTCGTAAACAATCTTCCAAAGCCTCTCTCAATTCCTTATTCTCAACCTTCATCTTTTCTATATTCCCAACTTCGCTTTTAAGTCTGTCTACAATCTTCCAACATTCAGCCAGATCCATAGGTTCGGTTATTCGTGAAGCCTTCCCTATTACTATCCCCGACTCGTCGATTATGTCTTCCATATCAGTTCTCTTGCTTAAATTCATCCAATATTGGTTTCATCTGGCAGATACCATCTGCATTTACCAAATCATTCATAACGTCCTTAAGCCCCTCATTACTACATTGATCATAGTTATATGTTATTTGCGCAAATAAGATAGGGCAGGGAGTACCATTAGGAAGTAAACAATCGCCACATTGGTTGTCTAAAATCATTCCTTCCGTTCCGTTTGCGAAATAAGCCATTTCTCTCTCCTCCTTGTCTGAATACAAGTATACACAATAGTGCAATCAAGTAAAGCCCAATAGTGCAAATAAATTGAACGATTGTGCTGGACAAGCCCGCACAGATGTGCATAATCAGGGTATGTGCAAATTACTTAAAGAAACATTAGCATTAGCTAATAAAACACGGCTCACGGTTCCAGAGATATGTGAAGCGGCCAGAGTCAAGCAAAGATGGTATTACGACCTCCTATCAGGAAGATTCAAAGATCCGGGGGTCAATAAGATAGAACGAATACATAAGGTTTTGAAAAGGAAAAGACGAAGATGATAATCCCTATTAATGACACCTATAGAATTAACAGTGACTCCTATCAGTGGAAGGTGGAGAAATTCTCCCACATCATTAAATCAGGCGAAGATATTGGTAAAGAAAGATGGAAGGCTCTGACCTATCACGGAGAACTGGACAAGGCCGTACAACGCTGCGCTGAGAGGATGATTAGGGAAACTGACTGTACAGGTATTGCTGAGGCTGAAAAGGCCGTGGAGCGCATTGCTGCGACCTTAAAAGAGGCTATAGGTGATAGGCTTAATATTTCTGTGGTTATTAGCAGGGTAGAATTATAAGGGCTTAGAGAGTGAATGAGGGTATATAAGTTTATCATTATATAGGAGAGAGAAATGAAATTACCAGAAGAAGGTAAAGACTTTAGACAAGTATTCGATCATGTTTTGTTTCAAAAAGAACTTGAGGCTATTGCTGAAAGAATGACAGAAAGACAGGAAGCCGCAGATGATGTCTTTGTAAAATTAGCTCATGCAGTAGTTTCGTTAGCTATGACCGAAATTGCTGTAGCGGCAAAGAAAGCTATCGTAGAGATTGAGATCAGACAGTAGTCCCCCGTCTTACAGGGATAAATATAGGAGAGGATGATGAAAGAATGTAAAGATTGTACATTTCCAGATGTAAAAAAAGGTGATGTTGTTAGATTCATCGAAGATGGTGATTTATATCTTGTTTGTAGAGACCAAAAAGACGGCACTAAGAAAATTCTTTGTTCTTTAGATGGCGGAAATATTTGGGATAGTAACAGCTTATGGGGATTATGCCGTGAGCCTAATGAATTTGAAAAGGTTGAAGTCTGTTACAAGGTACTTTAAGGGATTGGTTATGAAAATATCAATATCGCTGTTAATAATTATTGCATCTGGCGTAATAGGTTTTATATCTCAGGCAGAAGGATGGATTGAAGCTCCCGCTGTGTTTTGGGGAATAGGTGGTATAACAGGATTTATTGTTGGAATAAATACTGAATAGATTATGGATATACCTCTGGATAAAGAGTTTCTTGTTTATATCTCCTTGAAATTCCCGGAGGATATCCACCCGGACATGTCTCCAGCAGGGCGGCATCCCTGTTCTTATGCCAAGGACGCAAGTGGAGACATTCATTACCGAGTGACCCCTTCGTTAACAGGGGTAGTGAGAGAGCTGGTTGCCTGTGAAAGCCTTTTCTGAGTCGCTATCGGATGGGGTGAGTGCCGCAGCCAGCTTAATCATTTTATTGATAGCTATAGTGTAATGCGCTGAAAAGGGTAACACGCAACCCGAAATGGTTGAGAGGTAGGTTCGATTCCTACTAGCTATCGCCATTTAACCAGGAGAGTGAGATGGCTATATATCTATGCCCAGACTGTGATGAGCTAAAAGATTACTTCCCTTGTGAGGATTGTGTATGTCCTGATTGTGCAGAAAAACGAGATCAGGAATGTGAATTACTGTCTGATTATAGTGGGGAGAAAGCTCACACACCCTCCCCGAAGGAAGGGGTATGAACACCCGTGTCAGGCCAGCAAGCCTTTATGGGTTTGACATCGAAGGGATGATGTCTATAATTGAAAGTGCGAGTTCCAATGGAAAGATTGTAGCACATTTTTATCCCTCCATTGCAAAATCTTCAAACACTCGCCGGACATCTCCCGATAGAAAAGAGCCTGAATGGGCTGCTAGATAGAAAACACTAGTCATACCGGCACACCCTTAAGGTATGGTTGACACCCCCAGAGTGTTACTGAGGGGTAAAAGGTGAAGGTTAAATGGGTGGAATGCGAGGTTAATATGGATAAATTAACTAAAAATCAGAAACGTTACTTGTCACGCCGAGTATGCGGCCTATGCGAGCAGCAATTAAACAGGATTAATACACCTCAAGATTGTTGCCCTATGTTTGGCGGAGAACGCTGCTCTCAGGAAATTATTGATGAACGCAGATCTGATTGTTTAAGTAATTATAAACCAAAGCAGACACAGACCGAATCTGGATAAGTTAACACCCTTCGGGGATATCAGTATTACGGCAGGAAGAGTATTTAGATGAGGGGTTGGTTTAGCTGGCATTAACGCAGCCATATGTCAATCCGACCATGAAACTAGACGGGTTGCTTGTCTGGGGAGAATCGGGGTAGCAATCAACCTCTCTTTTAAATGCTTTTTTTGATTATAAGTAATATGGATATAAGGCAGGAACCCTAAAGACCTAGAGTCAAAGGCTTCCACCCTTGGGTAGATATGGCTTAAATAAAGGAGAGAACATGACCTTTGAAGACTGGTGGAAAGTCTACCCCAAGAAGGTAGGTAAGAAGCTATCAAAGAAGATATGGGATAGGGATAAGCTGAAAGCTGATGAGTTGATAGCCAAATTAGAGATCCAGGTAAAGACATGCGCAAGATACCAGAACAGACAATACATACCAGACCCGGCTACTTATCTAAACCAGGAACGGTGGGATGATGAAATCGAGGTACAAAGGATAGAAGTAAAATTACCCAGAAACAACGACGATCTCATAGCCTTTGCTGAGAGTCATGGAATAAAGACCCAACGAGGGGAAAGCTATCCTGAATTCAGACAACGTATTGAAAGAGAACTAAGAAAATGAGATGTGATTTATGCAACACAAATGATGAGACCCTTTGGAAATCTGGTAATAATAGATTATGTCCTAAGTGTTGTGTCGCATTTATTTATCATAATTTCGGATACTCACATAAAACATATATCAAGCAAGGATTGAAAGGATTTATAAGTAGAAAATGGATTGAATTAAGACAAAGGATAGTAAAGGAGAATTTGTGAGAGATTGTATAAAAACACGATTCTACATTGTGGATAAGGACTTTATTCCGAAAACTGGAAAGTACAAGCATCTAGGTAATGCAATCGACTTCCTTACTAAGAATGTTAAAAAGGAAGAATGCAGAAGAAAATGGGGAGAGCTTCGTGAAAGAGGTTATAAAGTTATTATGTCAACCGATGAAATAGTAAAGTTGAGCTGAGACAACGTATAATTAATGAGAACTTGTGAGGTGATGGTATGTCATTTGAAATAGATGAAGAATATTGGTCTGGATTAAAAGATAACTACAAAGAAGCTTCGGATAGGCTGGCGCAGTTGATACAAATAATTGAACTAGAGGCATCGTTTCATGTAAGCAATTATAATCAAATGATTGAATTAGCTTCACAGCTAAAAAAGGAAAGAGTACAAATAGTTAAAGAAGCTACCAAATCTTATTCAGATGTAATGAGTAGAATTAGCGAACATAGTTCGCCAGATGAGCATATATTCGATACAGCCATGAGAATAATAGATAAATTTGAAAATGAAACGAACACACACAACA